CAGACGTACTATTACAAATAGCCCTGAAGTAAGTGTTCCACTTTATAGACAAGGACAATATGTTGTTAATAACTTTGCAGCATACGACTTGTTTGATCAGATGACACAAACACACAGTTTGTACCTCAAATGGATTGACGGAGCAGGAACAGATAACCTTGTATCCTGGGCAACTAGTGCAGGACCAATTAGCGATACCCATCCAGATATTAACGGTGGAGTGGCTACTGATGTACAGAGAATTACAGTTAATGTTCCTGCAACAATCACATTACCAACATTGACACCTCCAAATGTAACATACACGGTTACAAACAATGCGGCAGGCGCCTATACCTTTAGCGGAGCTGCCAAAGGCGACAATCCTAATTTAGGTCCGTTCTACAGAGGTGGTACATATACCGTTAATATCACTGCAACTGGTCATCCATTCTATTTTACAACGGATAACGGAACCAACTTTGCGTCAGGAACTTACTTCGGTGAGTATACTGATGGCGTAACTGGATCAAGAACGGATTCAGGTACCATTACATTTACTGTACCAAATGACGCACCAGATACCCTATATTACCAGTGCGGTAATCACGGCGTTATGCGAGGTGCAATTACTGTCAAGAATTTAGCAGTTGAGACAAATATCAATGGCAACTACGTTGTCTACTTCCAGCACACACAGGAAGGTCACAAGACACCAGTTGAATTAAGACCAATTCCATCATTAGTTAACCAGATGTGTCTTGTATATGATGCTGATAGTGGAAAGTTTGTTCCACAAGATTTGGCTACATATGTGGAAAACACACCAAGTTTTGAAAACAAGATTCGTGAAGTAGCTGGTACAGCGGAATTAGTTGTTGAGAATGGCTCGGCCGTTATCGCCAAGGTTAATGTCTATGACGACAGTACATATTTGCCACTAGTTGGTAATAATCCAGGTGACCAGGCATTTGCTACTGACACAGACATCCTATACATTTGGGACGGCTCTGCTTGGCAACAGGCAGGAGCAAGTAACAGTGATGACTTAACTGAAGGCACGACAAATTTATTTTATACAGATGCACGTGTAAACACATATCTTTCAAGTAATGGATATGATACAGCAACAAATATAGTTGCAACAATTACTGACTCTGCTCCAGCAACTCTAGACACGCTAAACGAACTTGCCGCAGCACTCGGAGATGATGCAGACTTTGCAAATACTGTAAGTACGCAAATAGGAACCAAGTGGACACAAGACAACACTAAAATCTCTAATTGGGATACAGCATACAGTTGGGGAGATCATAGCTTAGTTGGTTATCTTACATCTTATACTGAAACAGACCCAATCTATACAGCCTCATCTTGGTATACAACAACAAACAATTCAACAAATTGGGATACTGCATATGGATGGGGTGATCATTCAACGCAGGGATATATTACAAGTGCAGATGGAGGCAATGCTTCAACACTTGACGGGCTGGATTCTACACAGTTCTTGCGTAGTGATGTTGACAGCACATTGACAGGGGTGCTTACTATCAACGGCGGGTTACAGGGTGCTCAGGGTGCTATAGCCAGTCCTATAGTTATCGATAACCCTAATGCTTTTGGTACAAGTGCCAGTGATAACTTCGGAAACTCAGTAGCAATATCAGGCAACCGTGCTATTGTTGGCGCATATGGTGAAGATGAAGATGGTGGGAGTTTTTCAGGAAAGGCCTATATCTTCGATGTAACTACTGGATCATTACTTCATACGCTCAATAACCCTAATGCGTATGGAACAAGTGATTTTGATTTCTTTGGTAGTTCAGTAGCAATATCTGGTAATTATGCTATTGTTGGTGCATATTTTGAAGATGATGCTGGTGGTACTGGTTCGGGTAAGGCTTATATCTTTGATGTTACCACTGGTGGATTACTACACACATTAGACAACCCTAATGCTTCTAGTACAAGTCAAAATGATAACTTTAGTTTTAACGTCGCAATATCAGGCAACCGTGCTATTGTTGGTGCACACCGTGAAGATGATGGTGGTACTGATTCAGGTAAAGCATATATCTTTGATGTTGCAACAGGTGCCTTAGTTCATACACTAGATAACCCTAATGCGTATGGAACAACATCAAACGATACTTTTGGCATTTCAGTAGCAATATCAGGCAACCGTGCTATTGTTGGTGCTCATCAAGAAGATGATGCTGGTGGTACTGAATCAGGTAAAGCATATATCTTTGATGTTACTACAGGATTACTAGTTCATACACTAGACAACCCTAATGCTTATAGTACAAGTTTGAACGATTATTTCGGTAGTTCAGTAGCAATATCTGGTAATTATGCTATTGTTGGTACTAACAACGAAGATGATGCTGGTGGTACTACTTCAGGTAAAGCATATATCTTTGATGTTACCACTGGTGGATTACTACACACATTAGACAACCCTAATGCTTATAGTACAAGTGAAGGTGATCAATTTGGTTACTCAGTCTCAATATCCGGTAACTATGCTATTGTTGGTGCTAGTTATGAAGATGATGCTGGTGGTACTACTTCAGGTAAAGCATATATCTTTGATGCAACTACAGGATTACTAGTTCATACATTAGATAACCCTAATGCTTATAGTACAGCACAAGATGATCAATTTGGTCGGCCAGTATCAATATCAGGTAACTACGCTATTGTCGGTGCAAGGCCTGAAGATGATGATGGTGGGAGTTTTTCAGGAAAGGCATACATTTACGATCTACCCGCCAAAACGCTTTTTGTCGATGGTAACAGTACGATATCTAATGACTTAACAGTTACTAATGACTTAACAGTTAATGGCAACGTTGGTATTGGTACGACAAACCCTTTAAGTAAACTTCATGTATATAATTCAAATGGTGGAGATGCTACAGACAAAGCTACAATGTTATCAGAAGCAGTACTGAAGTTACAACCACATGCAACCAACTCTACAAACTTATTAGTTGCACAAGTTAATAGTGGTAATGGTATTGGTTTACAAGTTACTAATGGGCCTGCTACAGCCAATTGGGATATTGCATTAAGTCCATTTGGTGGTCGAGTTGGCATAGGTACTGCTGTACCAAATGATGTTCTTACAATACAAGGTGCTGATAATGGATTAACTATTAAATCTGAGGTTGCAAATAGGCCTAAAATAACCTTGATGAATGGTACTAGTGGTATGCTTACTATTAGTGCCAATGGTACATATGGTGCAATTGGAGATAGTAGTAACGCCAACCGTTATATGGCGTTTAATGGTGACAATGTTGGTGTCGGTACAACAAACCCTGGCTATAAATTTCAAGTAAACGGAATATCGCATACCAGAGGACTAATTACTAATCCAACTGCCTACGGTGGGAATTCCGGTAGCGGCACCAAAGGTAGTACTACTTTAGGTGCTGGCAAATATTGGGATACTTCTTACACTAATGGTTATATGCATATTGTACTACCAAGTAGATATAATGATGGAAACAGTAAAATGTTCTTTTTAGAAGTAAAAGGATACGATTTTAATAGACCAGGTATTATTGATTTAAAATATGGTGGATATGTGACACCGTCATCTAATGGTGGTCCAATTAGTAGAAGTGTTGTACTTGATAACTACGGTGGATATAGTCCAGCAGTTTATTATAGTAGTAACTATGGCGCTGGTGTTTGTAGATTTTACTGGCCAAGTGGTGTTTATTATGGCAGTTTTACAATTAATACAATTGCCAGTGGCAATGGTGATGTTATCCAACCAGATGAGCTACAAATTATTTTAAGCAGTAATAGTACAATATAGGATTAAACATGGCAGAAGAACAACAAATTGCAATAAATGACAACGAAAGTTTTGCTAGAGAAATGCGTGAAAAACGCAATCGTCTCTTAATAGAATGTGATTGGACACAAGGTGTTGATGTTCCAGATGATATTAAATTGGCATGGCAACCGTATCGTCAAGCACTTAGAGACATTACATCTAATTACACTGATATACGTGATGTCGTCTGGCCAACACCTCCAGCCTAAAAACTATCCAACCAATTTGGTAGATCATTGACATCACGTTTGCTCTCCCAGATTGTTTCTATTTTCTCAATCATATCAGGATTAGTCAATACTAAACGAGCACCCTGGTGTAGCGGGCGTGGATACATACGCAAGTTTACCCAGGCATATCCTGCACTTTCTCCATTTGTATCTGGTGTAAATTCTTCAAAGGTGGTTACAACAAACGCATTGTATTCAAAACGCTGATCAGCACTGGTAAATTTGTGTAAGGGATATATTTTTTCAAAGTCCGGCAACATACCGATTTCTTCATTTAATTCACGCAACAATGTTTCAATAGGTCGTTCGTCAGCTTCAGCCTTGCCGCCCCAGAAACTCCAGGTACCGCGATGACTGCTCTTTTTGCTGCGTAATTGCATGCAAACTCTTCCGGTATCTAATGCTAAAAATATACAACCACTGGCTGTGATTATATTAGAGGTAGATTCTCCAGAAGCCTTCTTTGTAGACGCCCTCGAACGAGTTTTGCCATTGCGAGCCTGTCCACTCATATTGATCTCCTGTTGTAGTATTAGTTATAAATTCTGTTCCACTATTTGCACTTGCATCAAATGCTACAATCCAGTTTACACCATTATAACTGATAATATCGTTTGTTTCTGCTGCAACACCCCAGGTACCACTGGCACTTGTACCGTCAAGTATCAGGTAACGTTGTCCACTCGCCGCGGCTGGAATACCGTTGCCTGGTGATACGTTTGTGGGATTAATGATTGCATCCACTGTGCCTTGTGTATCTGCAGGCTGTGTTCCACTGTCAAGTGTTACCAGCAAACGCTGTGGGTTTGTGGCATCATAACTCAGTGTACCAATTACATCCTGACTGCTATCAGTTGGATCAGTACTCTGGCGCAATCTTATCTGACTGATACCATCACGCATTTCACCATAAGCAGGTAATATTTTCTTCCAATCCAATTGTAAACCATCTGGGTCAGTGTTACCACCTGCCCTATTTAATATAGTAGCATATCCATCTTCATAACGCAACTTATAATTTTCCAATGTTACAATTTTAAAACTGTTAAACTGTGCAGTAAAACTTTCTCCCAGTGAAAATGCTTGTAAGTTGTCGTTGTCTACTTGGTTAATGTTATTTAAAATTGTGTGAATAAGTGTCTGCTTTTGTACTTTAACTGGTGGGCTGATAAAAATAGGAAGTTCAAACTGTAGTGTACTTACGTCAATAATTTCATCAACACCGCTGGGTACACTACGTACACTCCAGGTCATGTTTGTTAATTCAACATAACTTAAACTAGTCCAGTCAAAAGGATTGCTGTTGGTGTGAATATTTAAACTTGGATTAAACAGTACTAGTATCTGTTCCAACAACTGTAGTTTTTGTTCAGTGTTTGAAGTCCATATATCAACTTGCATTGTAAGGTTATAAGGCACAGGCTGATAGCGAGTAATCTGATATGTATCGCCAACTTCATCCAAATACTGGTTTGTTGCATTGTCGTATTTCTTTTCGTATACTTGCACTTTGTCACTGTATTGTGCATGTGTACGGCGTTCCGGTGCAATACTCATGTCGCTTACATAACAACTGATAAACGGTGTAGCATTAACAACGTTTTCACTGTTGTCTTTTACAATGTGTGCCGCCATACGACTTACATCACCGTAACGCACTGGTACAGTCTGATAAATTTTTTGTCCATCACTTTGTGTACCCATTTCAACACTGAATCCACTAAACAGTCTGATGAACTGCTGAATGTAACGGCGTATTTGTTTGTCATAAAAATATTGCATTGATTATCCTGCGTCTGGTTTTGGTAATATAACCTGGCTGAGCTCTTGTCTTTCAGCCTGTTCTAGTCCATCATCATTAATATATGTGGGGTCTTGGTTGTTGATAAACGGTTCTGCATTGTATGTTTTGTTACTCCAAGTCTGAGCCGCAATGTTGTCATACAAGCGATGCCATTTGCTTCCACGTCTAACAAACAGTCGATTTGGTTGGAAATCACTACGTACAAAGTAGTCGCCTTCTGCAGGACTTTGTGGAAAACTGTTTCCACTGTTTAGTACTTCACCGTAATTCCAGTTATTATCCTCAAACTCGCCCTCAACTGTTTTTGCTCCACCAAACAAATGTTCAACTAATGGCTTGCCAACTGGGTCTGCCGCTTCAGCCGCATCAACAATAGCATTACTGATATCCAATTCTTTCTTGTAACTGCTGATAATATTTTTAAGGCTGTCTGCTTGATCAGCATTGCCAAGTATATCTGCGTATTCCTGGCTGTCTGTAATTGGTGATAGTTTAACACGCCAGATATGTGGCATCCAGGTAACACTAAAGCCCTCACTGCCACGGTTGGCGTCTTGTACTACATAAAACTTGGGAATAGGCGGACGGTCTGCATCCAATGCCAAGTCATCCAACAAGTGTGGCAGTTCAAGTACATCTCCAGGCATCAGTCTGCGTCCAACAATTTCCACCATTTCATTCATGTGGAATGTCATAAACAAGACATCATTGGTTAAGAATAAACCAAACTGAGTTAAGTCAAAATCATTATCGCTTACATTGTAAACACCACGAAGTTCAAATATACAAGGATCATACTTGCGATCACGGTTTTCCATAAACAGGAGGTCTTGTATTTTTGTTTCATTAATAATACCTTCTGGATTGACAAAATCGCCAGTAACTGGATCTACTTCCATACCACTGGTATAGTTGGGCTGTGCTGGATCACCAGTTTCGCCCAATGATTGTGGACCAATATACTTGTGTACATATGCGCCAGTGCCACCAATCTGAAATTGCTCACGGATAGTGTTGTCTAAAAAATAATAATCATTGGTTTTGGTGGGTTTCCACATGCTTAGTCTGGGCATACATTAAATCCTTTACGATATTTATCTGTTTACCGTCTTTACT